TCGGCAGTGAATACGACTTGCACGGCATTTTAGTAGTCTGGGTAAGCCCGCCGTGAATCTCGTGCGCTTGTTTTTTGTTGATGCTAATGCATTGCATTGCCATATATATACCCCTTGATAAATGATTGATTAACTAGTTTTACATGTAACAATCAGATTTGCGCTTGACGTTTGCACCAATCTGGAATTGCTTTTCAGCCTCGACTGCGAAAAAGCCATACCGCTGGCAAAAAGCAAGATACTGTCGGCGCAAAGCCATCGGTGCAAAATGTTCCGCTTCGGCATGCATGTCCAACTCATGCAAGCATATCCAACACAAGTCCTCGATCGTCTTATGCGCGAACGAATCAAACCCCGTTCCATTTGGAAGTCTTTTGAGTGCTGCTTCAAAATCTGCTTTGCTCATTTTGATTACCCCTTAGATTAACTTGCTATACATATGAAGCATTTAGCATGCCAACTAGCAGCAAGGGCGAACATGTTAGCAGTAGGTTAATAATGTGACGTAGAGCGTCACATAGTGCTGCAATTTGCGTCACATGGATACGTACCGCGTACTTGTACTTAAGTACGTACTATAGAGGGGGTCTGTAATAGTATATACGTATGTAGTGCGATAGGGAAAGGGGAAAGAGGGAAAGACGTACACCCGTCTGCCCCCTGCTAATGGGGTATTCTATGCCTGTGCTAGTCTGTTTACTGTATCGTTAATGGATATCGCTAATGTATTAATGGGCATTGGGCAGCGCATGCTCGGCCTGTGCTTAGAGTGGGCGAACAAATGGACAGGGGGGTGTCAAGTATGCGTGCCCCTCTCCGCTTCCACCCCCAAGAAAAAAGGGGGTTTTGTGGTTTAGTGTTTATTGGTTATACTGTGCTAATGGTATTACTACTTTCACTATTGATATTTGCTAACCACGGGGGATGTTTTGCTAGCAAGCAAAGCACGAGGTAGGCTTAATGAGTGTGGAATAAATGGTGTAGTGCTTTGGTGTTTGGTAATGGGATTAGATCAATGGAGAGGGGTTCAGGATGCAGGTTCAGATCGAGAGTGGGATAGAGATACCGGTTCATCGGATGGTAATCAGGGCAGAGTATCCGTATGAGCGTATGGCTATTGGTGATAGTTTTCTGGTTGAGAGTAATCGAAAGACTATTTTGATAATGGTGTGTAAGAGGAATTCTGTTGCTGGCAAGACATTGGGGATGAAGTTCATTGCCAAGCGGGTTGACGGAGGTGTTCGCGTATGGAGAGTAACTTAGCGGTAGTTGATACGAGTTATGGCTGGATTAATGGGTGTTCTACTTGCCGGTGGAGTGAAGGCACTCATCAAGGGTTGTATTGTCGCTTCTGGAGGACATACGCTTACCGACAATGCAAGGAATGGGAACGGGAGCCTGGGGCTGATGAGCGTGAAGAAGTCCAAGACCAAGGATTTGAGTGAGCAGTTTATTGTGGATGAGTTGCTACGTTTCTGGCACTCCATGTCACATTATCCTGTCTACCTGCATAACTTGAGGGCGTGTTGGAGAGCGCAGAGTGAGGACAGGGATAGCCCTTATCGTGAGGCTTACCGCCTTGCCTTGAAAAGGACAGAGATGTAATGAAATTCAATCTAAAACAGTTCTACAATTTTTGTAATCAGTTGCAGATTGAAACGAAAGAGAACGGGTTACAGAAGTTAAACCCGTTGCTAGGCACCCAGACATATGTAATGAACGAGATTGCTAAGGGGTTAGAGGAGGACGTTCATTTCTTTGTGATATTGAAGGGTAGGCAGGTTGGGGTTACCACCATTAGCCTTGCGCTAGACCTGTATTGGCACTTTGTTAATCCAGGCTTGCAGGGAACCTTAACGACTGATACCGAAGAAAACAGGGATATGTTCCGGTCAACCTTGTCCATGTATATGGAGGGCTTGCCCAAGGAATACCGTATCCCCCTGATAGCGCATAACCGTAATCATTTCTCCCTCAAGAATAGATCACGAATGTTCTATCAGGTTGCAGGGCTAAGAGCCAAGGGTTCTCTGGGCCGAGGCAAGGCTATTACCTACCTGCATGGCACTGAGACAAGTTCGTGGGGTGATGAGGAAGGCTTGGCCTCCCTGCTGGCGTCTTTGGCTGAAACTAATCCCATGCGGCTATATATCTTTGAGTCAACTGCTCGCGGGTTTAATCTGTTCCACAACATGTATACCACCGCCAAACGCGCCAGGACGCAACGTGCGATCTTCTGCGGCTGGTGGCGTAACCAATACTATGCCCTAGACCCTGAAGGCCAGACTTACAAAGTCTATTGGGATGGAAGGCTGACCGGCGAAGAAAAAGAGTGGGTGCGGGATATTAAGAAACTCTACGGAGTGGAGATTAATTCCCGTCAAATTGCCTGGTGGCGCTGGAAGATCTTTGAGGGCATTAAGGACGATTCCTTGATGTATCAGGAATTCCCGCCAACCGAGGACTACGCTTTTGTGATGACGGGTTCTTCTTACTTCAGCAATGCGCGTTGTACAGACGCTATGAAGATTGCCAAGAAGATTGCGCCTGATTACTACCGCTACTCAATGGGAGCTAACTTTCAAGATACCGAGTGCATCAAATCTACTGAGAAACTGGCAACCATCAAAGTATGGGAAGAACCCATTGATACGGCTTATTACGTCATCGGCGCTGATCCTGCTTACGGTTCTAGCGATTGGGCTGACCGCTTTTGTATACAGGTCTATCGTTCTTACGCTGATGGTATGGAACAAGTGCTTGAGTTTGCGAGTTCCGAAATGAGTACCTACCAGTTTGCATGGGCTATTGCTCATATTGCCGGAGCCTACAAGAACTCTACCCTTAACCTTGAGATCAATGGGCCAGGGCAAGCGGTTATCAACGAGTTGCGTAACCTAAAGCGTCAGGCAGCGGCAATGGGTGATCGGATGGGTAAAGACCTATCAGATGTTCTCTCCCACATGCAGAACTACATCTGGCGGCGTAATGACAACATGGGTAGCCTATCTAGCAGTATCGGCTGGATGACCACCTCTGCCACCAAAGAGCGCATGTTGTCCTACATGAAAGATTACTTTGAGAGAGGAATGATGGCAATCTATTGCGAAGATACGTTAGAAGAAATGAAAACAATTGTCCGTAATGGCGGCAGTATTGAAGCCTCTGGGCGCAACAAAGATGATCGGGTAATTGCCTCGGCTTTGGCGGCAGCAGCCTTTGCCGAACAAGTCCAGCCTCGTCTTATTCAAATGAAAGTCACCCGTAAGACTTCTCGCAGTCACGACCCAGACCCTACTAAAGACGAAACAGCTACCAACTCAGCTACCACTAGGTCAGTAAGCACTTACCTTAAAACTATTGGTGTATATGGATAAAGACAAGTTTGACCGTTATTTAAAACTGGCGTTATCAACGGTGTATTCCGAACCGGATACGCCCAATTTCCATACCCCGATTATTCATCAGGCTGTGGATACTTTTGTGCCGGAGATGAAATTGGCTAAAGATGCTCATATATTAGATATAGGCTGCGGTCAGGGAGCCTTCATGAAATACATGGTGCAGAAAGGTTTTGACAACATGATTGGCGTAACCCTCAGTATTGAGGATGCCGAGGCTTGTCAAACCGATGGTTTTGAAACACTCTGTTGCGACTTTTCAGACCTGAAACTAGCGGATAGCAGCGTTGATATGATCTGGTGCCGACATGCCCTAGAGCATAGCCCCTACCCAATATTCTCCCTTATGGAATTCAACCGTATCCTCAAGATAGGTGGAAGTCTGTACGTAGAGTTACCTAGCCCTAATCTTGACGGGAGGCGGCACGAGGACAACCCTAACCACTATTCCGTCATGGGTGACCGCATGTGGATCAGTTTATTTAACAAAACTGGGTTCCGTATTAGCCAGTATCGGCAGTTAATGTTTCACGTGGAACAAGAGGGTCAGGGAATGGATGAGATGTTCTATTGCTTCGTATTGCAAAAGAACACTGAATTGCCATGCAGCCAGTAATACCAAGGGCAGAGCTTCTGCGGATCATGACTAAGTTCATGGCTGACCCCCATCGGGGGATTTCCGTCAAACTCTTTGCCGAACTCTCCGGTATATCTCTGTCCACAATGAAAGATGTATTCATCAAACATGAATTACCCCTCACCGAATACATCCAGAGGCGGGTTAGCAAGGCTTATGAGTCATGGTTGCGGGGCGAAATAGCCATCATGCAGAACCGAGATGCCACCCGTTTCGTCGAATTTCGCAAGAAACCAAGACCTAAGTTTGTCCGTAGCGTCGGGTTAGAGGTAGTTAATGGACAAATTAAAGTTAGAGTTGGCATTACTAATACGGCAGATTACAGCGGTTATGATCTTGATGAACAGTTAAAGGGGAAAAACAATGGCTAATATACTACATGATTACAAATGTTTTGAGCATGGCTACTTTGAGGGATACGCGGCTACTTGCCCCCAGGGATGCACTGAGAATGTAATGATGGTGTTTCTGCAAGCCCCAGGCACCGT